AAAAGGAGAGGAACTTCCTCTCCTTTTAAGTCTCTCAAAGAAATGAGAGCGGTGCAAGCTATTTCTTGTAGATTGACTTGATACTTGGAGCAACATTACCTCTAGTCATGATCTCTAACGCTCTTTCCGGATATAGCTCAGCGAAGGCTTCCCACTTAGGATCACCGTCTTTGAACTCAGGAGAGAAGCCAAGTTCCCAGTCTCTAGCGTAATTCTGCTTGAACCAGTCCTTCTGTGCTTCATTAGAATACTCAGCCTTCTCTTTTCTCTTTGCTACAGCGCCAGCCTTTATGGTAGAAGTTGATCCTCCCATAATAGGTGCTTGAACCTTTCTAGCTGTCTTAAACAATTTCTGAGATCCTGTAAGAGGAACTTCCTCTAGCAATTCAGACTCATACTGTCTAGTTCCGAAGTCCCTAACTCCAAGCTTATTCTCTAGTTTCTTGTTGGTTTCTTCTAGAAGATTCTCTGTTTCTTCTTGGAACTCTTTACTACCAGGCTTTGTTCTATAGTAATAGTCTCTCAATTCATTGAAGTTAGTCACTCCTTTTCTTATAGAAGGATTCTCGGCGAGATCGACATAGATTCTACCTCTCTTTATCTCATCAGCAATTCCAGCTCTATCAACTGACATTATATCTGGTGCATACTTCTTCAGGTTGTCCTTTAGAGGTCCTTCAGGTAAAGAGTATATCCTTCTCAGAATGTCAGAGTTCTTCATTTCTGGAAGTTCTGTGATAACTGGGAAACTTTCTAGACTCCGCTTCATTGTGCGTAGATTGTCTTCATTCTTCAGTGCTAAATCTACAGCCCTATCTCCTATCTCAGATGTAGTATTTCCAAATCCTCTTTTTAGAGATCGCCAATTTGGAAGTGCCTGAATGGCTAGATTAGAGAATATGTCGTTCTTAAATTCTGATCCCACGTCAGACCAGTCCTTCTTGTAGTCAGAATCGCCAACATTGTGATATACGTCTCTGATACCTCTAATAGCGGGTCCAGTAAGTGCTCCTGCGATGAAGCTTCCAACACCTGGAGCTAATAGACCAGTTCCTATGTCAGCACCAACAGCAGCAGCTCCGAGACCGAGATCAGCAAGTGCTTCACCTCTTGTCTCTTTAGCTTCACCTAGATCTGGTGCTTCTTTTCCGAAGAGTGCCTTATCTGGTTCATTGATGTATCTCTGCTTCTCATAGTCTGAAGAAGCGAAGTTCCAATACCAAGGCCATTCTTTGACTTCTTTTGTACGTCTAGCAACTCCACCTATCTTTTCTCTCTCGGCTAATTCGTCTTGATAGTACTGACGCATATTGCTTAGAGTCTTTTCGAACTTCTCTCTTGGAACATCTTTGTATTTCGAAAAATAGATCTCGTCTTTCCAGTTTTCAGACGGGTTGAATCCAGCATCTCCAAAGTCTTCACGAAGTCTCTCGCTTAGATCCTTCTCTTTGGGCTTACGTATTTTAGACCATCCTACAGACTTTTCCTTTAGGAAATCATCATACTTATCAGTGAATTGACGAAGATCTAAAGATCTACTATCTTCAAGCATCTGGTCATATTGTTCTTTCGAAAGCTTACCTTTCTTGAAATTTGCTGATAGAAATTTCTGAAGATCTGAACTATTAGTTTCTGGCATATAAAAACCTCCGATCCCTTGTTATCCCTTGAAAGGCTTCAATTTCTTCAATTTGTTGTATCGTTCTATCTCCTCAGCATATATCAAACGACCTTTCTGATTTAGTGCCTCAAGAGCATTGAATTCATCTTCTTCCTTTCCGGTTCTATGGGTTCTTGACTTCTTTCTCTCATCTGGCCATTTCAAATCAGAACGTATTCCACTTAGACCAGCTTCATATTTCAGCTGACGAAGGCCGGAGTTATATTCATCCTTGTCTGTCAAGTCTTCCAGTCTTGCTAGCTCTTCTTCTATGAACTCTCTTTCTCTCTTCTTGAATGCTTCATTCTCAGAAAGCTTCTTCTTATTTGATTCTTCCCAAGATTGTTCAAAAGCTAGTTTACCAGATCTCTCACGAAGATCATCTAGTCTGGATTCGAGGGCTTTAGTGTCAGCACCGATCTTCTTTCCTTCTATGATCGCAGACTCTGTCTCAGCCTGTAGAGTTCTTATCTCTCCAGGAGTCTGAGGCATATTTCTGCTTAGTAGCATGCTTTCCTTGTATCCGAAGTTTGCAAGATCGTTCTGACGCATAGCCTCATTAGCTTCTTTAGTAGCTTGACGATTCTTCTCGGCTTCAGCAGCTTGATGATCCAATTGAGTCTTCCATCTCCAGATCATTGAAGGATCCGAAGAGTTGATCTTTCTAGACTCGATAGAAGCTATCTCTCTCATCTTCTGATCTTCATTTCCACCAGGCTGTTCCATCAGATTAGCCTGTTCTCTGCTCAGCGCATAGTCATGAATCTTAGAACCGAGATTGAGAAGATTGCTTAGCCCCTGAACATTGCTCTGATTCATATAGTTCAACTGAGCTACAGAGTCTCTGGGAGCATATATGCTCGATACTGTAGGTGCTTGAGGAAAGTTTATAAGTGCCATTTTCTATAACCTCTCATTTGATTTATCAGAACCCGAATAGTCTCATGATTCTGCTTACTGATGATGGAGCTGATGCAGCTTGATAACCTGTCTTGAACTCAGGTGTCTTTCTGGCAGCAGTCTTCATCATCGATGTTGATTTGCCATTCTTGATTCTGTTCATCTCTTGACCGAGAGAACCAGCGCTCAGGAATCTTCTGAACTGCTCTGGAGTAGCGGAGTATGTGTACCAAGTGCCACCCATCTTGAGCATAGCTAAGTTGTGCTCTTTGTCATAAGCCATGTCTTGAATGACTGAAGATCTTGCTCCAAGATTCTTTCTAGTAGTAGAGTCTTTGTCAGAGTAGCGAGGATCTCTCTGCTCAACTGTCTGACCGAGCTCTTTCCAGTTAGGAATTCGATCACGGTCAGGATAGAAAGTGTTCAACAGCTGATTATGCTGATCTTGTGTCTGAGCAATCAGATAGTCTCTGTCAGCTGGAGACATAGACCACATCGCTGGGCTGCTAGTCTGGCTTACAGGAATTCGAAGGTCACTGAATGTTCCCATCGGATCATTCACAGGTGCTTCATCTGATGCTTTGTTGAAGATCTTAGTCCATATTGACATAGCTTATCTCCAAAGGTTAGAGTACACAGAAGTGATTGTAGGAACTTGATTCTGTGGAATCTGGACATTTGCCTGATTCATTGGCTGCTGTCCCTGAAACATTCCACTGTTCTTCAGTTCGTTCCTAGCTTGTATAGCTCTCATTGCAGCTAAAATCCAAGGTGCCATATTCTTTCTCCTTATCCCAAAGTTCTCTGTAGCAGAGTTCTTCTAGTATTCTCGTTAGCAGCCTGAGCCTGACCAATGTTAGCAGCGTTCTGTGCGTTAGCCATGTTCATGTTAGCCAGATTGTTCATGTAGCTACCATAAGCGTTCATGATGTTGTCCTGAGCACCCTGAGCAAGACCGAGAAGATCTTTGTTTCTGTTGTACAGGTTCTGATATCCTTGCTGACCGAGTTGAGCGTTCATGTTGAACTCGTTAGCAGCTTGGCCTCTCTCCTGCATATATCTCTGATAGGCCTTGTCCCATTCCTCAGAAGCTAGAGCCTGCTGCTTAGCAGCCATAGCGTCCTGATAGTCAGAGCTGAACATATCAGAAGACTCACGAAGAGCGTTCATAGCCTGAGCGATTCTCTGATTAGCGAACTTAGAATAGTAGTCATCTACGTTCTTGTCAAAAGAGAACTGACCAGGTTGATATACTTCTTGACCTTCAAATGAAGCAAGATAGTCATTGAGCTTTCCAGCTAGATCTCCATAGGTTCCTTCTACTTTGTCGTAGTAGTCACCATATAGACTCTTGTTCTCTTTGACTGCATTGTCCATAGCTTCTTTTGCTTTGGCTAAGGCATCATTTGCAGTATTGATTCTTTGATCTTGCTGGAAACCAAAGACGTCTGCCGGGTCGATTAGTTCCATGAAGTTCATTGTTTTTACCTCGCGTTAAAATTGTATGATCATCACTACCATCGAGTCTCTTGTGCCTAAGTCGATGGCTGTCTGTTGTAAGTTGATAATTCCTCCACCAATTGTGGATCTCTTGAATGTTATGTATGGAGTGATCTCACTTCTCTTGTCGATGAACTTCTGTGGAAGAGTTATGCTATTGCTGCTTCTTCCAGACTCGACAAGCTTCTTGAAGATTCTGAGTCTTCCATTCTCTAGCACTTTCCATCCGTCAGCTTCTGAGATCTCGTATGTTCCAGAGAGTCCCTGACGGATTTCGTCTAGTGTAGAAGTTAAGTTCAATTCTATTTTACTAATCCTCTCTTACGACGATTAAATTCTACCCAACTAAGTTCGCCGCCATTCTGTTGGTATTCTTTGAACTCTTTTACCATCTTCTGACACTTAACTGTCTTATATGGATAGTCTAGAGGTTTAACCTTTATACCAGGGTGCTTTTTTCCACGATTGTATCGCTGGTATTTATGATGAAGCTCCATGTGATCTTTCATCTTAAGGAATATCAGAGCTTCTGGAGGTTGATGATAGTATAGACCATTTTCTTTTAGCCATTCCTGAGATAGCGATACTCCATCAGGACATATTTCAATCCTATGGTGACATATCCATGTCTCGTTTGGATCAGATATAGCTTCATGATAGTTCTCTATCTCTTCAGGTCTATCACAGACTGATCTATCTTTTCTGTTAAAGTTTCCAGTTATCATGATATCCTCTTATACTGGTGTATTCAATTCTTCAAATCTGATCGTAGAGTCACTTATGACAAAGTCCGTAGGCTCTGAGTAAGATAGTCTCACGACACATTGTCTAGTCATTCCCAAATTGAGCCATCTGAGACGAGCATCATACTGACCTCTTCTACCACAGCTTGACTCGATAACGTTACCGAATGTGTATCCGCCATCGCTGGACATCTGTAGAAGAGCCATAGCTGGAGGACCGTATGTGCTCATAGCTCCAGTGTTGCATTCGACAGCTAGCTCATATATTACGAAAGGTCGATAGTTAGAAGTGATGACTGGAGTCTGTCTGATTCTCAGAAGAGGAAGTCTCTTCTCGGCATCAAAGTCTTCGTAGAAGTAGTTCTCGTCAAGGACATATAGATTGCCCGATTCTGAGCTTCCAGTGACGATCTTGTTGTTCCACCATGCCGCGAAGACTGGCATGTAGTTCTTCACCTTTCCAGTGTAGAAGTTTCTAGACTGTCTGATGTGCCACTGATTAGTGCTTACATCGTAGACATAGCACTGTGGACCGATGGAGAACAGATAGAAGCTGTGATTGTTCTTAGAGTAGCTCCATCCCTTGACTCCCTTGACATCATTGTTCGAAAGAACTCTGTCTAGCCATAGAGGGCTTATCTTCTGAACAGTCGTATTAGTGATCATTAGAACGCACTTTGCGTTCGCCTTGCCTGTACCTATGCAGAACTGAGAATGATTCACCGTAGCAAGCGAATATGGCGCTTCTAGGCCCTGTTCCTTGTTGATGGTGTAGGAAGTTCTCTGCCAGGTCTGATATGACTCAGCATTTCCTTTCTGCCAGAACTCTATTGAGCTAGGTCCGAACATCGTAAGCAGAGGACCGACTGAAGTGAGCGCTATGCACTTGTCAGAGGAAGTAGATCCATTGAAGTACTTCTGTACTCCGTAGTCATCTAAGAAGCAGTATGCTCCGGAATCAACTGATACAGTGTCAACCGTTATTCCATCAGACTTATACTGAACTTCTCCATTGATTATCTTGAATACGTCTCTACGAGCAGTGTTCAATGGGAACTTGATAGAGTAGTAAGTGTAAGAAGATCCCTTGTCGTTGATGACGATAGAACCATCGACAACAGCTATGTGAGTCGGCTGGACATATTCGTTGTTTCCATCAATTCTCTTCGGAAGAGTAATGTCAACCTGTAGACCGTTCTTCAGATCATATCCATGAATGTCAGATCCGTCTACCCATAGAAGTATAGCTCTCTCACCTCCAGACTCTGCGAATGAAACTGTGTTTCCGATAGCGTAGTTGCCTATCTCATAGTGGTTCATTGCGCTGTCGACTCTGTAGATGATTCCTTTGTAAGCGACGAACAGACATTGCTCAAAAGCCATGTTGGACAGACCAGTCGATGGAACATATAGACCATCGCAGGACATG